CCTATCCCCTGTGTGCCTTGGCAGTCTCAGCCTCTCTATGGGCAGTCGGTGATCGAGGTGATGCCGCCGACCACATTGCCGACCAAGCTGCCCACGGCATTCTTGGCCGCGCCGGCGATGCTGCTGGTCATGCCGTCGATGCTGAGCATGTTTTCAGGTCGCCAATATCGCCCAGGCCGACCATGGCCAGCACGCCGTCGTCGTCGCGCTTGAGCGCAATCGAGAACTCGACGCGGCGCGCGCCGCCGCTGCCGTCCAGGATGCTGCGGCCCTCCGTCATGCTGGTGATGCGGTACGAGCCGAGAATGCGGCCCGTGCCCTGGATCAAAATCCACGATTTACCGGTGTCCGCCATCATGCGCAGGGCATCGAGCGAATACAGCGAGCCGGTCAGTTCCGGCGCCACCCAGCCCGACAGGGTAATCGTGTCGTCGCCTGGCCCCACGTATTGGCGCGCATCGCGCAGGCCCACGCGCGCCGTGCTGGCGTGCTTCCATTCCGTTTGCCGCTGCAGTTCGTGATACGCCAAGGTCGGCAGGCTGAACACGAACATTCCTAAAATCATCATCATGGTGGTGTTTCCTTCTTAATCGTGGTCGCGCAGGGACGAGCGGATGCGCGCCGCCTTTTCGCGGTCGCGCTGTTCCATCGCCGCATACACGGCGCGGGCGATGGCCTGCGGATCGGAACCGGCTTGCGCCTGGATCGTGATTTCGATCTTGTCGCCCTGAATGGTCATGCCGGCGCCGAACCCGCCTTGTGCCAGCGGCGCGCGCGTATCGAAGGCGCTGGCCGGCAGGGCGGCGGCCGTGCCGATGGCAATGCCGGCGCCCAGTTGCGTCAGGCGCTGCGCCATGCTCGATACCTTGGCAATCGGCGCGCCCTCGCTGCGGTCCAGGCCCACGGCCAGGCCTTGCATGGTGTAGTCGCCGAGCTGGGCAAAGACGCGGCTCGGGCTGTGGATGCCCAGCTTTTCCTTGAACCAGGCAATGGTGCTGGCGCCGGCATTGCCGATCGCGTCCTTGACGGCGCCCATGGACCCGGTGATGCCATTGACCAGGCCGCGCAGGATATTGGCGCCGAAGTCGGTGAACTTGGCAGGCAGCTCGATGCCGAACCAGCCCAGCACGCCCGCGAACGCCTGGTAGAACACGCCCAGCGGCGACCAGTTGATGATCAGGGCCGTGATGCTGCCCATGCCGCCGGCGCAGACGGTGCGCAGGCGCGACCAGATATCCGCGAAGAAGGCGGCGACAGGCGTCCAGGATGCGGTAATGCGCTGCAGGATGCTGGCGCCGAAGTCGGTGAACTTGGCCGGCAACGCGATGCCGAACCAACCCAGCACGCCAGCGAAGGCGCGATAGAACAGGGCGAGCGGTGTCCAGTTGGCGATCAGGGCGCTGACGCCACCGATGCCACCGGCAAAGGCGGTCTTGATCTGCGACCAGATGCCGGTAAATAGGCCGGCCAGCGGCGCCAGCCCCTTGGCGAAGCGGCCCCGGATGCCGGCGGCAAAGTCGGTGAACCTGGCCGGCAGCGCAACACCGAACCAGCCCAGCACGCCCGCGAAGGCGCGATAGAACAGCCCCAGCGGCGACCAGTCGGCAATCAGGCTATTAATGCCGACAAAGCCGCCGGCAAACGCTGCCTTGACGTCCGACCACAAGCCACCAAAGAAAGCCTTGATCGGCTCCCAGTATGTGTAGATCAGGAAGGCGGCACCGGCAATGGCCATCACGGCCAGGCCAATCGGGTTCAGCATGAAGGCGCGCCCCAGCCACAGCACGGCGCGCCCCGCCCACATGAAGGCGCCACCCAGGCCGCGCAAGATGGGCGTGAGCACGCCGCCCGTCACGCCCATCTTGGCGAACATGACGTGCAGCATGGCGTACGGGCCGATCAGGGCGGCAATGCCCAGCATCAGCGGGCCGAGCACCAGCAGGATGCCGGCAAGAATGGAGAAACCAACGATCATGACCTTGGCCAGTGTCGGGTTGCGCTCCATGAAGCCATTCAGGCGCTGCACGGTACTGATGGCCAGTTCCAGCCCCTGCGCATATAGCGGCAGGATCTTTTCGCCCATGGTGAGCTTGAGGTTGGCCAGCTTCGATTGCGCTTCCAGTTCCTTGCCGGCGGCCGAGTCGCGGCCCAGCTTTTCCAGCTTTCCGATATCGGCGGCGCCACGGTTGAGCTTTTCGTTCTTGTGGATCTGCGCGCGCTGCAAGTACATCTGCGAATACAGGTTTGACGCCGTGCGATTGGAAAAGATGCTGCCGATGGCATCGAGCACCTGTTTCTTTTCCGTGATGCCCTTCTTGGCCAGTTGCGGCAACAGCACCTTTTCCAGCCATTCGAACTGGTTTTCTCGGAACAACTCGGCGCCCAGCAGCGCGCCAGGGTCCAGAAACGAGACTTGCCCCGCCTTGTCATGCTTGACCTTGCTTTTGTCGCCAATCAGGCCGAACTCTTCCAGCTTCCTGGCCGAACGCTTCGTCGTGCGACCCTGGTACAAGTTCTGGTAGGCGCTCATGAGGGACGTGCCGACGCGGTTGCCGCTCATTTCCTGCACCAGCGGTTCCATCTGGTAGTAAAAGGCGTCATCTTTCAGGCCCTTGGCCGCGATGCCGCCCGTCTTGATCATGTTCAGCCATTCATTCGGGCCGACGCGCCCGCCCGTGGCGGTGATGACCTGCTGCACGATATTGGCCTGGGCTTCAAACTTTTCCTTGCTCTCCAGGCCGCCGCGCAGCTCGATGACCTTGAGCATGTCCATGAACTTGCGTTCGTTGTCGGCGCCTTCTTCCTCGCCAAAGAAAGCATGGTTGGCAAACTTCATCTTGGCCAGCGTAGGGGCGACCATTTCCGCATGGTGCACGTCGGCGAAGGCGCTCATGCCATCGCGCATGAGCTGCAGGTTGTCGAGCTGGCTGGTGCCGTAGGTCTTCATGTTGCGGGCGAAGGCGACGGCCTCGGCTGATACTTTGTCGCCCAGGCCCAGCGCGTTGACACGGCCCACTTCCGTTTGGTAGTGCTTGGCCTCGTTCAGACCCTTGACGACGGGCGCGCCCAGCACGGCGCCCGTGGCGGTCGCTCCGGCGCCGGCCATGGCCAGGTTGCCCGCCTTGTTGCGCAGCTTGTCGGCGTGCTGGGTGGCGTTGGTGACGCGCTGCTGCCTGGCGGCCGCATTGGCCAGCTTCTGCTGCTGCAGCGTCATGGTTTTGTTGGTCGCCTCGATCTCGCGGCGCAAGGTGCGCTCGTGGTTGGCCAGGTCCTTGGTGCCGATGCCGGCGCCCGCCAGGCGCTCGCGCATGACCTGGAGTTGCTGGGCCTGCTGCTGGCCGGCTGTCTTCAAGGCGCCGGCCGCTTTGACTGCGGCGTTAAACTCGCGTGTCATGGCACGCGTGGGGTTTTCTACCTGCTTCATCTTGGCGGCCAGGCTGGCCACCTTCTGTTGCGCCGCTTCCAATTTGGTGCGGGTGGCGTCCAGGCCGCCATGCAGTTCGCGGAATTTGCCGATGTTTTTTTGCTGGGCATTCAAGTCGCGCAGCCGGTCGCTGGTGGCCTTCAATGCCTTGGCCGTCTCGCTGGAGCCGGTCACGATTTTCTTGAGCGGGCCGGTGATCTTGTCCAGTGCCGCAAATACCACCTGTAATTTCAGATCCCGACCAGCCATTTATTCCGCTCCGCTTCGTTGCCGGGCGCGCTCGCGCCAGGCCATCAGTTCATCAATCGTAAAATCATCCATCGCTGCCGGCGTCCAGTGGAAGACGCCGGCAATGTCGGCCATGGCGTCTTCTACTTCGCCGGGGATACCGTATGGCGATCGGCTTTGCTCACCAAAAAACCGGCAACCTCGGCACCTACGGTGAGCAAGTCGGCCGGGTCCATGTTGGCGACGTCGTGCGCGGTCAGGGTCGGCTCGGTGATGCGTGGCAGGACGATCTGCAGGGCCGATACGTTCAGGTTGGCCAGCTCGATCAGGGAAATGCCGCGCAGGGCGCCCGCCTTGGGCTTGCGCACGGTCAGCGAGGTGATGAAGCTGTCGCCGCGTTTGATCGGGTCGTCCAGTTCGATGACGGCTTGGTGTTGGGTATCGTTCTGCATGCTGTGGTCCTCGTAGGGTGGTGGTGAATAAAAAGGGATTACAGGCCGATGGCCTTGCGGATAGCGGCGTTGGTATCGCCGCCGCCGAAGTTCTCGGTGCCGCTCATGAAGTCCAGTTCGATGACGGTGGCGCCGTCGATCATCAGCTTGTAATAGCTGCAGGCCATGGTGTATTTGTGCGTCGTGTCGTCGCCCATCTTGGCCGCGCCCATATCGATTTCCTTGTAGCGGCCGCGCACGACCACTTCCACGGCGGCGACGGTGCCATCGTCGTCTTCCTGGTAGGCGCCGGCAAAGCGCAGCTGCACGGCGCCGTGCGTGTGCGCGCCATACTGTTTCAGGGCTTCGGCGATCAGGCCGCCGGCGCTCCATTCCAGCGACAGCGCCTCGTTGCCGAAGTCCACGGACACGGGGCCGCTCATGCCGCCGGCGCGGTACTCTTCCATCTTGCGGCTCAGTTTCGGCAGGGTGACTTCGGGCACCATGCCCATGAAGGACACGCCGTTCTGGAACAGGTTGAAGTTTTTCAGTTTGCGGGGCAGGCCCATAATTTCTCCAGTATTTCAATTCGCCCGCGCTGGCGCGGGCAGGGTGGTGATGCAGGCGGTTATGCCGCAATGCGCGAGGCGAAGTCGGCCAGATAGCGGTCGGTGATGCGCTGCTGGAAGCGCAGGTTTTCCAGCGGCGGCACGGGCGTGTAGTCGTAGTCGATGGCCAGCTTGCCGTCTTTCAGCGCCGTCTTGTCGTTGTACTGCTCGTCATACCAGGCGTGGCCGTCGATGATGTAGCCCTGCAGTTTCAGGTCGCGGAACTTGGCATTAATGCTTTCCAGCAGATCGCGCACCAGCGACGGATGCAGAGGCACATCGACGTAGGCGAAATGCGCCTCGGCGATGGTGTCTGCCAGCACCTGGGCCGTGCGCGTGTAGCTCTCGAAATAGAAGAAGCCGCCTTGCGCCTCGCAGGTGCGCGAACCCCAGAAGCGGTAGCCGCCCATGTTGACCAGGGTGGTGACTTCCTTGGCGTTGAGCACGCCGGCATCGGTGGCCGGGTCTTGCAGGTCGAAAAACACGTCCTTGCTGATGCCGGTCGGGCCATTGACGACGACGTTGGACAGGGTCTTGTGCCAGCCTGTTTCCTCATCGATCTTGGCGCGCAGGCCCATGGCGTAAGCGACAGCCGACATACTGGCTTCGGCGTCAAGGGCGGTATCCCAGTTGACAAAATCGGGCCAGATGAGCATGACCTCGCGCTGGCCGAACTGGCCGCGATAGGTGGTCGCCGCCGCGGCGGTGGCGCAGCCATAGGCGGAGGCGTACACGAAGCCGCGCAGTTGCTGCGCCACGCTGGCCAGGGCGTTGGTGACGGCTTGCGTGTCCAGGCCCGGCGCGCCCAGGATGCGCGGCTTCACGCCGAGCTTGCTTTGCGCCGCCAGCAGCGCCTTGGCGCCCAGGTACTGGCCATCGGGCGACACGCCGCCCACCACGTTGGTGGTGGTTTCCGCTTCCGTTTCGCCTTCTGCCACACGCACCACGACCGTCAGGGGCTTGGTCTGCGCCGCGATGGCTTCCAGTACGCGGTACAGCGTGCCGCTCTTGCCGGCCTTGGCCATGGCCGCCAGCACGTTGGTGACAAGCACGGGCTTATTCAGCGGGAAGGCGGCCGGATCGGCATCGCCGGCCGTGGCGATCAGGCCCAGCACGGCGGTGGACACGGTGCGGATGGGGCGCGAACCCTCGTTGATTTCAATGACGCGCACGCCATGGTGGTAGTCGGTGGACATCGTTTGTTCTCCTGGCAGGTGGTGGATAGCGGGGTGTTACGGGGTGACGGCTGGCGCCATGCTGGGCGTCAAGGTGATGCCGGCGTCGGCAAACGCGCGCCGGGCCTCTTCCGGCAGGGCATCGGCGATACGCTGGAACTCGGCGCTGACGGCCGCCTGCAGCGCATCGAGATCGTCTGCGGCGGCGACGGCCTCGCAGATCGTGATGTCGAGCAGGCAGGTGCGGGCCGTGACAATCGCTTGCACGGTGTCCGTGTCGCCGCTGGCCACGGCGGCAAAGCCGATGCCGGCCAGGCGGTTGAGGATGGCGTCGCGCATCTGGCGCACGCTGGCCAGATAGGGCGCCGCCATGACGGCGAAACTCGGCGCAGGGGCGGCGGTAATTCTCCACTTGCCGTTGGTGGTCATGCGGATGGACGAGCCGGCGGCGATGGCCGCGCGCAGGCGCGTTTCGTCCTCGGCCGCCACTGGCACGGCATCGTCCGGCCAGGAGCGCGCGGCATCATAGTCGGCGCGCATGGCCTCGGGATAGAAGCCGAGCGTGGTTCTTGAAAAAATATCACATTCTTGTTTTCGGGAATGGGCAGCATGGTTAATCTCCAATGGCGCGCCAGGTGAGTACATCGCCGACGGCATCGATGCGTTGGAGTTGGAAACCCATGCACTGGTGCGGGTAAGTGTCTTGTCGTAGGTGCGGCCGGATAGCCTGGCGCCGATAGCGCGTTCATGCATTGCACGGACAGG